CTATTAAAGAAGCTAACAAAGCTTTTAGTATGAAAATAAAGTTGGCAGCGGCAGAAGATGTATTATTAAAGAAAAGATTAGAGTTTGCTGATATAACCACCGAGTTAATTGAGAAAGAAATTGAATTAGCTTCAGCTGAAGCATTATTAGAGAAAACGCGTAAAGACAACTGGATTACTGCAGTTGATATGTTAAATAAAACAGTTGAATTATCTACAGAGATAGGTGGATTACGAGAAGAAGTAGATAAAGCAGAACAATCGTTCCTTGAGTTTGAAGCAAGAATGTTAAGTAGTGGAGTGGCTATTAATTCTACAAAAGACGGGGTACAAACATTAGCGGAAGCGGTCTCGGTAGATTTACCTGAACCAGATATTATTAGAGCAAAATTAGGTACTCCAATGGAAGAACTTGGTGAGATAGCAGCTGTTGTCGTTCCTAAAGTTGATGAAGTTAGTAATGCATCTGTTTCTCTTGGAGAAGTTATAGGTGCTTCGGTGTTCCATTCTAAATCAGCATTGAATGAACTTGGTAGTACATTTATGCAAGTTGCTCAAATAGGGGGGAAACAGTCCAGAGTATTATTTAATATTGGTAAAGCAGCGGCTATCGCATCAGGTTTAATAAACTCTTATCAGGCCTATACTAAAGCATTAACCACCTTACCATATCCTGCTAATCTGATTGCGGCTGGAATAACATTAGCCTCTGGTTTAGCAAATGTAGCATTGATTTCTTCACAAAAACTTCCAGGCAAACAGTTTGGGGGAGTGGTAGAAGGAACTATGTTAGGTGATACACAACCAACTATGTTAGAACCAGGAGAGTTTGTCCTAAATAGACATGCTGTATCTTCTATTGGGGTAGAGACAGCCAGAAGAATTAATGAAACAGGACAAATCACCCAACAAGGAGCCCAAACGGTAAATAATAACTTTTTAGTTTCCTTTGATGAGTTCTTTGATAGAATGGAGAATCACAGAACTCGGAAATTCCGATATGAGGAGGCATAACCTGTGTCTCTTACACTACCTGGCAATTATGCATCAGCATCCAAAATATCAGCAATAACAGAAGATTATTTAATACAATTATACAAATCTGGTTCCGATGATGTTTCTATTGGATTAGCATTTAACGATAAGACAGTAAGTAGTCAATTCTATCACGGAGCTATATTAAACACTCCTACGATTAGAGAATCTATTGATTTAGCAAAATCTTCAGCAAAACAATCATCTATATCTTTATCTATTGCTAACTTTCCTATTTCTTCAAGTGATTTCACACTTTCATCAGAGTTATTTGGTAGTGGTAATTATTATCTAAATCAAAGTGCTAAAATATTTTCTTGTCTATCTAATGCTTCTGATATAGATGATTGCTTGCATTTAGATGATTATAGATTGATTGATGTAAAACACGATGCAAATAAAGTTACTTTATTATTAGTGCAACAACGGCCGTGGGACTTTATTGATTTTCCATCAAATAAATCTATTGGAACAAATAGATATTTCCCAGTTGCATATGGGAATTTTACAAGGGAAGTATCTGAACCTATTGACTCTGGTTCAGGCCCTCAATTCTGTAATTCTGCAAGTGTATTTCCTGTACCTGTAAGTGAGGTGATTGGTGATAATATTAAAGGGTTATTACATTATGGAACGGGATTTAGTACAGCTAGTAATCAAAGAGACGATACTAACCCTATTGAAGCCAACTTACACTTTTACGAGAAGAATATTGATGTATTTGTTCCTTTATATCCCGTTAATGAAACTACAGTTCCATACGAACAAGGACAGGCTATAAATGTATCTTCATCATTAGAACGAGGATTTAGATGGAACGATTTAGAAGAACACGATACAAATGAGTTTAATACTCCATTGTTTTCTAATTACATAGATACAGATTTTTCACATTATAGTTCAAGCACAGGATTGATGAATGTAGGTGCATCTGGTGAACCTGGAGACCCTGATGAACAGCAAGTAAATAAAAGATTTATGGTTAATATGAAACAACCTGACGGGTTTGTTTCCAAAGTTAAAGTACATATAAGATATAAATTACAAGTAACCGAAGCGAATAACTATGAAAGTGTTGCTGCTAGAATTACGGATAAGGTAGGTAATCCTTATGTGGAAATAACAGCTGTTACATCTTCTATTGGAACATTAGAAATATCCCATACGGGTTCGGCTGGTGGTATTGACCCAATAGAGTTAATTGGTGAGGTGGAAGTATCAAGTGAACAAACTGGAGATGCAGACGGACAAGTTGCAATAAATGAATTATATGTATATGCTACAGTTAAACCAAATGCTAGTGAGCCTGATTCACATAATAAAAGAATAAATGACTTAAAGTTATTATATAGTGGGGCTGATGGTATGTTACAATCCTTTTCAGGTTCAAGTGCAATATCAGCATCCAGAGTAACGGAGATACATAGAGATATGTTAAATAGATTTGCTGGATATGATAGAGCTGATACAGAGATATTAGATTGGAGTGGTAGTAATAGTGCAAGAAGGAATTGGAAAGCTAGATACTTTGCATTAGAACCGAAGCCATTAAAGAAAACATTAGATAAACTACAATATGAAGGTGGATTTATCTTTAAGTTAAGGCCTAATGGGGCTAGATATATAACAGTAAAAGATAGTTATAGTGCATCTGATGCTGATGCTACATTGACTAAAAATGATATATCAAAGTTTAAGTTGAATAATAGTAAGTTCGGTGATTTACTTACTAAAAGAGTGATTAGATTTAGAAAACACCCGGCAAGAAATTCATATTTAGGTAATGTGACGGCGACGAACTCCGCTACACGAGATACTTGGAATATAAAGGCCAAAGAAGGTATTAAAGAAATAAAGTTAGAAATGCTAGTAGACGGGGCATCAACTATAACAAGTGGGAGTGTAAATGCATCTACTGGTAATCCAAATGATAATTTCATTAGATATTACGATCAACTATTCGGTGATATAAAACTTGAAGTGAGTGGTGAGATAGTTAATAAGAGATACTATGGATTAGAAACGGGTGATATTCTTTTATTTGATAATGATAATATGCACTTAAAACCATTTGGTACAAACTGGTCTAACAGATATTTTATGATTACAACTATACAGAGAAGTCCTGGTGTCCTTAATTTTGAAGCCCAGGAGGTAAGTTAATGAATATACACATAACGTGTATAGAATATACACAAAACGTTTATACGCTATTACCGTTTAATTCCAACACTTTTCTGCCATATGAACACGTCGTACCTATAAGCGATGATGGGATTGGCGGTAATAGCAATTTTAGGAATATAAAATAATGAAGATATTTATATATAAGGAGAATAAATAATGGCAACTAGCATAGACCCAACCAAAATTAGTATGTATGCAAGCTTAAACTTAGCATATGGGAATAAGGCTACGAATCCTTCGTCCAGTATAGTTCCTGCAACAGGAAGTTATGGTGGAACTACTGCACCTCACTTTGATTTAGTAGATGGTAGGAGTGCTCCACAATTAACGATAGGAATTGATGCATTAAATATAGATCCTGAAATAGAGATGGACTTGGCTGATTGGCCGAGTGTTGGTGTTAATTCTGTAATCATTGATAATCATAATTTAGAAACTGCCCATATCAAGGGAAATGATAGTAGAGTTATGAGAGTAGAGGTAGAATATGGTACATCTAAACTAATGCATTTAGACACTGCCTATGAAGGCAATAGGAGTGGTAGTTTATCTGCAGCCACGATGGCAAGTTCTAAAGTATCATTTAAGGAAGATGGGTTCACAGTTCTTAACGCCACGGGCTCTGGATTGGTGCAGAAGGAGTGGTTACTGGACTTTGATAGGAGTCATAGTGCAGTATATAATGAAAATGCTTTGATTGGTGAGATTGGTATGTGCCATAGGTTTGATACTCCTTTTAATCCAGATGTGAATACTTGGAACGAGAGCATAGAATATGATGGAGTAAATGTACAGGAAGCAATAGGTGGTAACCAGTTCTCAACAGAACTACATAAATCTCGTAGAATATTTACTATGACCTGGAGTAGGTTATTATTATCACAACGACAAGAGTTTGAGGATTTCTTTGATTTGATTGGTGGACAGAAATGGCCATTTTGGATTTCATTTAATAGTGATAGTACAACACCACGATTCTATAAGGTGAGGCTAATAAGTGATACGGTTAAGTTTAGTGAAAAGGCACCAAGAGCATATGAACTACGCTTTGCCGTGAAAGAAGAGCTGGGATAAATGAGTGTGACGTATATCACACATTATATAAATCTTAAAATAAAATACGTTTTGGAATATTTCTAGACTATCTATACTTGTAAACCAGCAAAATAGCACTTGCGCACTAGAGCGCTAGATCAATATAGCGATAATAAAACAACAGGAGGATTATTATGGACTATAACAGTTATTATTATACTATTAAGAAAATGGACAATAGTATTATAGAATCAATACATAAACATGAAAAAGGAGTTAATTTCGTAGTTACGAATGCAATTCAAGCTTTACATAAATATAAAACAAAAAAGAATAAGAAACTCACTTACCATGATTTAGTAATTAGAATGAATTATTGGAGAAAGAAGAACGAATGGTTAAAGGCATTACATAGAAATCCGTTAAATTGTGCATTACATTATAGTATGAGTATGTATAACAGAAATCCAAAACTTATTGAACGTGAACAATTTAAGAAAAATAGATTACCTATAAGGTTTTACGAACATATAAATATTGTTAATAATAAAGTAGATATACCAATTACAGAAATGTTCTTTGATGTACTACCTCTTACTTGGGCTCCAAGGAAATATCAGGAAATAAAAAATATTACAATATCTTTAGATGATTCTACCTATAAAGATGAAATGGTATTAAGTGTATATGGTATGGGGAAATAATGAACTCTATAAAGAAACAACGGAGATTGAAAAAGAAAAAGAAAATAGAAGAACAGGCAGGAATAAATAGAATTAATAGTTTGGTGAATAGAGATAAAATAGAGGAAAGTAAAATAGTTATGGTTGAGAAAGAAAGACCAATTATTAAAGTGGGTGGTGAATATAAGGATAGGTATAAGTGGCGAAAATAAGTTCAATATATAATTCAGGTCAAATACTATTTAAGATTGGTGGTCGTAAAGGACGGAAAAGGGCTGATATAGAATCAGAAATACAAAAAAGAAAAAATAGAGAAATATATAAACGAAAGAAAAAAGAAACACAAAAATTTGATCAACAGTTAGATATTAGATTAACTAAGGCCTCAAAAAAAAGATATAGAAAAAGATTAAAGGCTATGAATAAACATAAAATAAATGTAAAAGAAATACCAAAAGAAATTAAAGATTCTTTTGAGGAATTATATGTTGATAAGAAGCAACAGAAAGATATTGATGCTTTCGCCAAATATAAAAAGAAACCTAAAAAGTCAATAGTGGATAAATTATATGAGAACTATAAATGGAAACAATATTGTAAGAAAAATAATATTGAATATTCGGAATTATGATACTATTTATTAGTGTGTTAAGATTGAAGTGATGAGTGGTGGATTCTAAGGCGTTTCCAAACTGTCCTTTTTTGAGATAGATATCCTCCAATTAAAAATAATACAGTTATTCCAATGAACTCCACCACTTTAAATTTTGATAAGATAGGTTCCTGATGATTTACCTTTAAATCGCAAGAAGCAGATTGACTCTGTATTAATCCATATATACTATCTTATCAGAACGATATACCGGCTTAAATAATATCATCACTATTTCGTAAGTGAAGTAACCATTGATGATTAAGTCGGTATATTTTTGCCCAAAAAATATTTCTTCTTTTCAGGAATTAAATGATATTTATAGATATAAAAGGTTATTTAAGGTTATATTAAAGGAAAATACCATGAAAACTGATTTTGATGAGATTATAGAAGCACTTTTGAAACATGAAGGTGGTTATATTAATGATCCGGCTGACCCAGGTGGAGAAACTAAATACGGAATATCTAAACGAGCATATCCCGAAGTAGAGATACACAATCTAACAATAGAGAGTGCAAAGGCAATCTATAAGCGCGATTATTGGAGAGATTGTAAGGTACGAAAGTTAAATTTGCATTATAGATATATCTATATGGATATGTGTGTGAATCAAGGCAAGAGTAGAGCAACAAAGATATTACAGCAAGCATGTAATGCTAAAGGTGCAAATCTGGTTGTTGACGGAGGATTAGGGCCAAACACGTTTAAAGCATTGGATCAATATCCCCCTGAGTTAGAACGAGTATTATGTTATAGATTGAAGCATTATTATGATCTGGTGAATAGAAAGCCCACACTAGAGAAATACATTTATGGTTGGGTGAAACGAGCATTGGCAGTTTTGGACTAATGTATCACAAAACTAGAATATGCAAAGATTGTGATGATATTATAGTGTATAATAGTCGTCAGGCATACTACGGGGCTAATAAACATAATAGGTCTTGTAGGTCGTGTGCTCATACAGGTAGAAAGCATAGCAAAGAAAGTCGGGAAAAAATGAGTGAATCAAGGATAGGGAAGTTCTTAGGAGCTAATCATCCTAGCTGGAAAGGTGGAGTTAGAATAAATAGCGACGGATACAAATCGATTTACCAAGGAAATGGAAGATACAAAGGGGAGCATAGAATTATATTTGAAAAGTATTTAGGTAGAGAATTGTTAGATACAGAAGTGGTACATCACGAAGATGAAATCAAAGATAATAATGATATAGAGAACTTGATATTATTTAATAATACTGGTGACCATAGAAAATGGCACGGTGGAAATAAAACTATTTTTCATATAAAAGGTTATGATTTAAAATGAAACAAAAACTAATCAATGGTGATTGCATAGAAGAATTAAAGAAATTACCAGATAATTCAATAGATAGTATAGTGACTGATCCCCCATACGAACTTGGATTTATGGGTAAAGAGTGGGATAAGTCAGGTATTGCAAACAATCCTAAATTATGGAAAGAAGCTTTAAGAGTTTTGAAGCCAGGTGGACATATATTATCTTTTGGTGGAACGAGAACGTATCACAGAATGGCAGTAGCAATTGAGGATGCAGGATTTGAGATACGAGATTGTATATTCTGGTGTTATGGTTCAGGATTCCCGAAAAGTCATAATATAGGAAAGGCTATTGATAAGAAGCTTGGTAATAAAAGAAAAGTAGTAGGTGAAAGAACAGATGGGGCTTATTCACCAGGAACAGCAAATCAAGGAATAAATGAATATACTGCTTTAAAATTATCAAAAGAGAATAATAGTAATCCAAAGAGAGGAGAAGATTTTGGTAAAATAACAAAAGGAAACTCCAAATGGGAAGGTTGGGGCACTGCATTAAAACCGGCAGTTGAACCTATAGTCCTAGGAAGAAAACCTTTAAGTGAAAAAACTATTGTGGATAATGTATTAAAACACGGAACAGGTGGAATAAATATAGATGATAGTAGAGTTACTCTTGGTGATAATGAGAAAGTAGTTAGAAACTTTAATGATTTTTCTAATCAATATGGGGCAGAAGTTGGTATAGGGAAAATACCCTTATTAAAAAGTGAAGCAACACCACAAGGCAGATTCCCTGCTAATCTAATACTTGAATGTATATGTGATGAGGTGATAGAAGGAAAAGAAGAAGTGGTAAGTATACACGATGCACCAACGGGAACTTTTGCGGGTGGAGAACAAGATAGAGGTTCTATTAAGAATTATAGAGAAAGAAATGTAGGCAAAACAATTATACATACCAACCCAGATTGTCCTTGTTATGTATTAGACGAACAGAGTGGGGACTTGAGCCGTGGCAAAAAGAGAATCGTAAAAGGTGGCGGCCACCAAGAGGGGGGTATGGTTGGTGGTAAATCAAAAAAAATAATTCCGACTATTGATTATGGAGACAAAGGTGGAGCATCTCGTTTCTTTAAGGAAATAGAAGGTGATAGAATATTCTACGCAGCAAAAGCAAGTAAGAGTGAAAGAAATAATGGTTTAGAGGGATTTGAGGAAAAACCAGGTGGAGCACTTGTAGGAAATAATATAGAAACACAAAATCCAGGGAATAAGATTGGGGCTGAACCGAATAAACAAGTACAGAATACAAAGAACAATCACCCAACCGTAAAACCAGTAAAACTAATGAAATATCTGATCAAGTTAATAACTCCACCTAACGGAACAGTATTAGATCCATTTATGGGTAGCGGTACTACAGGAGTTGCAGCCAAGTTAGAGGGATTTAACTTTGTCGGTATAGAAAAGGAAGAAGAATATATTAAGATTGCAGAGGCTCGCATAAAAAACTATAAAGAGAATCCTAAAAAGAAAACTAAACCAAAGAAGAAGAAAGTTAAAAAAGTTAAGAGTAAGTTTTGGAAATAGAAAATCTATTAAAAACTATCCCAGATAAACGAGAAGATAAGAACACAACCTCGCACGAGTTTAAGAGAGATTTATATAAGTTCTTTACCGATCCTGAACCATTTTTGAATTTTATAGATAAGAAAGTATTAGAAGTGAGTTGCTATAAAGGGCATACAACTCGTATTCTATCTCATCTATTCGGGGAGGTATATGCTGTAGATTTTAATGAAGAATATTTAGAAGAAGCAAAAGAACTAAATAAAGATAGAGATAATATTATATTTAGTAAACTGGAAATATATAATGAACCTTGGGAGTTTCCACAAGTAGAGGCAGTTTTAATAGATGCTGATCACCAATACGAGGCGGTAATTAAAGATACACAAAATGCTTGTAAGTTAATGGAAGAAGGTGGGATTATTGTATATGATGATTATGGATTACCTGATAGCTACCAGGGTGGAGTAAAGAGAGCCGTTGATGAAATGTTAGAAGAGAACGAACATTTTAATATATTGAGATACATCGGAGAACCAGAAGGTTCAGAGTGTAGAGTTGGTAAAAAGTTAGTTGATTGGGAAGGAATTATTATACAATATGGATAAGTTGGCAGATATAAAAATAAGAAGTGAATATAGGGATATGCTAAAAGAACATTGCAAAGAAAATGGTATGAAGATGTATAAGGTTGTGGAAAATCTAATAGAAAAGAATTGTAAACCAAAAAGAAATAAGAGTAAGTTTCTTAAACAGATATTTATGAATATATAAATATATATGTATATATATTAACAAGAGAGAGAGGTAGAGGTGGGAGTTGAAATGATTTCGGAAAACAGAAAAATATTTAGAAGAGTGGTAGAGTTTTTTAGACAAGATGGGAATATACCATTGTTAATCACTATATCATTGCATAAATATTTTAATAGAATAAACTTTAACGTTGGTAAAGATGTGCAGGGGTGGATTGATGATTGGTTAGCATTTGCTATAGAAGACCACGAAAAGATATTGGAGAAATTAAACTCTATTAAAAATAATGATATGAAGGACTTACAAAAACTATCAGATATAGATTTTAAGCGATTAAAATATTATATTGATTACAAAGATTTACAACTAACTCATAGTTGTCCTTCGTGTGGTGAGTCAAGGAAATACTCATCACAAAATAGTTATTTAGTTTCACTCAGGAGAAAACAACTTTGTAAAAAGTGTGGTGCTCAAAAAAGAATTATTAGGAAACAGATAAAAAATGAACTAAAAGATTCACCAGTTCATAATAAGTTTTCTTGTTCGCAATGTAATATAGTTATGTATCTAAATAATAGTGAATATAAAAATGCAGTAATTTATGATACTTTATGTGATGATTGTGTTAATAAGAATAGAGCTACATTGGGAGATGGTAAATATTTAATCCCAACTGTTAAATGTAAGTTATGTAATAAAGAAGAAACTTTTAGAAACTTTAAGAATGCATTTGCACATGCTAGAAAGCATAAATTTACTTGTGGGGAGTGTAAAATAGAGATAAAGAAAACTAAAACTAAAAGTAAACCAGTAGTTATGCAACGGGGTACTAACAATATACGGAATTGTCCTGATTGTAAAAAAGAGATAAAATATAAAACTCAAAGTAGAAGAAATCTTGCTAATAAGAGGAATTGTACCTGTGTAGATTGTGCAAATAAAAAGAAGAGAAAAACAAAGTTTAATTTCGCATAATTAAATGATATTTATACAATATGGTAGTATATAAAGCAACTAACTTACAGAATGGCAAATGTTATATCGGTGCTACGAAACAACCACTAAATCATCGTAGAATCAAACACCAATATGCAGTCAAAACTGGATCAGAGGCATTGTTTCATAACGCGTTAAGAAAGTATGGTGAGAGTAGTTTTACTTGGGAAGTAATACATACTTGCGAGGATAGAGAAGAGCTTTCAGAGATGGAAGCTTATTATACAGATTATTATGATAGTTTTAACAATGGATATAATATGCAAACAGGTGGAGATAGTG